TAGCTATACCGCTCACGGGCTTTGAATCGTACATTGCCTGTATCGAAATCGCCTTCCATCTTAGTAGACATTGCCATCCGTTCAAAATGAACAAAACCGCGAGGGGCATCAGTTTTAATAAACCAAGCATCCGTGTCTGTCAGATAGTGGTTAACGACATAACCCTGCGGGAGCATACCCATGTTCCGCGAAGCGTTAACATCGTTGTCGGCAGTTCCCGGACGAAGGGTTGATTCAAGCAACCTATCTGCAACAAATTGCAGGGCAGGTGGTACAATCAACTTTTCGCCACGAACCGATACCTTGAGTCCACGCTCATCAACAAAGGCAGCAATGTCGATAAGAGCATTTTCAAGGCTGGTTTCGTTCAGGTCAGCTGCTGTGCTTGGCTCGTTACGAAGATCATTATTATTCGTAAGAGGGTGATCCGTTGCACAAAGCTCTTTGCCGTCACCGCCAGTAAACGTGCTATCAAAAGCATTATTCAACGTAGCTGCACCCTTCACCTGTTTGGTGTTGGCCATGCTACGTGCCAAAGCTTTCGTATAGCGCGAAGCTAGACGGTCATAGAGATTATCTTCAATTGCTTCTTCCGTAATGGAGAAAGCAAGAGCGATAGTCTCATGCGTATACCTTGCGGTGTACGCTTCTTGGGCATCATCAAACGAAACGGCTGAACCTTCAGCTTTCACTGGGGCTGAACCAAAACCAGAGAGCATCACCTCTTCTTCAAAGGCACGCTCTGAAGATTCAGTGTCATAGATCTCTGCTGCTTCGTTGTCGTATCTGGCATACTCAAGACCGAAAAGGGCATTGAGGCCAGGTTCTAGCTCTTTCGCTAGTTGGGCTCTACTAATAGCCATTTTTCAATCCTCCTATACGCCAGTGGTTGAAGGAGTACCAGCCGCAATAGCACCGTTGTTGCTATTGAAGTGGTTATTCAACCGTACAATTGCCCCGATACCAGCTGCTGAAAAATCAGCATTTTCTGGATCATCGACCCAACCCACTATACGCATTTGCAGAGCAGCTGTGGTGGCAATCGTACTGATCGCAAGGCGACCTAACGAAACACCAGTAGCGTCTGTTCCTGTGATAGCAGTTGAGAAGTTAGCATTAGCAAAAACTGCGGCACGAGCCGTAGCTTTACTTGTCCACGTAGCATCCGTTGCAATTACATAAAGCTGCATTGGATCATCGTTGACATACGCTTTTACCGGGTGATTGGAATCTGCCCCAGAACCGGGCCAGTAGTTACTCCAAACAGTTTTTCCAGTGGTACTCGATACATACTCACAACCTTGAAATACACCAAGCAAACCAACAGTTCCACCAGCAGCCGCTCCAGGAGCGTCAATGTAGCCAGTAGCAAGAGGTATCACAGGCTCGCCATGATACAACTTATTGGTATTGCCGTTTGCAATTTCATACGCGGAGTATTGGGTCATACCAGTGGAATTAGCGGCTCCGCCCTGTTTGCTCAAGGGACGAAGACCAAAGCTTCCATTAGAATTAGCCATTTTCTTCTCCTAGTCCTGGTTTTCAGGACCTCCAAAAGTTACACGAGATTGCCTATCAGGTTTGCTAATAGGCATAGCGGGATGTTGTTCACGAGCTAAGTCGTTATCAACCGCCGCCATTTGATTGCGAGTCATGCCTTGATAATAATCATTGCGTTCATCGACAATCTCAACCGGAACTCTTGCAAGTAAAAGACCACCTACACCTATAACACCAGCGTGCTTACCATCTTCGATGGTCGGAATATCGAAATCAGGATATTCATCACCACGTACCAGTTCCCATCCCTCACGAGATCGTGCTGCTACGTTTTTACGGTCATCAAAACCCATAACTTCGGCCCGTATCCAACGATGTTTGTAACCCTCTGGAGGGGGTGGTGCGTCCAACATGGACGGTGGCTTCCAAGGTTCCCTGCGTGCTTGCCTTGCACGAGTTTGATTGGCTCTTGGCGTTCTCGTAGACTCTTGGCGAGTTGTGTTCTCAGTAGTCATGGTTAGTCCCTCACATATTTTGCATATTCTTCAAGTGGCACATTAAGCCTCTTCGCAATAGCAACTTGTGAGGCGGTTAACCGCACAGTTTTTCGTCCACTTCTATTGCGGGATTTGGAAGACTCAGCCGACGCGACTTTTCTTCCCCCGTTAGACTTAGGATTAGATTCAAATTTCTGAGGAAATTCGTTTCTCATCCTTTTGTCAAGTTCATCGTAGTAGTCATTTGAGGTAGGGTCAAAGCCTTCATCCTCAATTAAACGTCTATGTACCCCAAAAGCGGCATATGTCATAACCTCATCTTCACCAAACCACTCATTTTTAGAGGCCCATTGCTCTGCTTTAGGGTCTGCTTGAACGGGAGGTTGAGGAGCCGCAGGTTGTGGTGGTGCTTGTTGAGGAGCCGCAGGTTGGAGTTCTTGTTGAGGCGTTTTAGCTACATTCACCCTAGATCTTTCTAAGGAAAGCTGTGAAAGAGCTTCTTGTGCATCCACAATTTTATCAACATCACCTACTTCGTGGGCTTCTTTTAAAGCTTTCTTTGCAGAATCCAGTTGAGAATCAACTCTACCCTCGAATTGCTCTATATACCCTTTATCCAGGTTATCAAGACGAGTTTTTAAGTTTTCATTTTCTTTACGAACATTCTCAGCAAACTCTATGGCCGTCTTTTTTTGACGTTCTTCTTCCCTAAATCGTTTGGTAAGATCATTAATTCTACCCTTGACGTTAGAACTATATTCTTCAAGTTCCTCGTTTGAGGCACTAACTTTTTCAGAAACTACCTCTTCTTCAGAAGAAACTTCTTCCTCAGAAGAAAGTCTAACGTCCGTAGATTTTTCTTCGGCGTCACCAACATCAATAGTGGGTTCGTCTAATTCAGGTGGCATGGCTTTTCTCCATGGTTTCTTTCTTCTTTCTGGTTAAACATGCTTTATGTCGTCAGGTTCTAGGATAGTCGCAATAACTTCGTCGTCATTTATGATACGAACTTCGCCACCATCAATCTTAAATCGAGCACCGGCATAACGCCCTATGCAAACCCAATCACCTTCTTGGCACCACGGGTTATGAGGTTCTCCAAATTTAGATTTATCCTTATAAGCCAAAGGTCCTACCCGGAGAACGTAAGCAACAACCGTGGCTAAAGCCTCACGGTCTATGACAGCGTCTGGGATGTGAACACCCCCGTCTGTCATTGCCTTACCCATATAAGGCATAACTAAAAGACGCCAGCCTGTCGGTTGCGGAAGGCGTTCTTTAAGGTTTTTCTCTACAAGAGAAGGATCTAAAACTTTTTGATTTTTTTCAACATACGCAGAAGCTACTGCGGCATTTTTCGACGCTGCGACGTGGTCGGGCACGTATAAGGTTTTGGTCATTCTTCCTCCGAAGATTGCAAGAGATCCTTAATCTCTCGTTCAGCAAATTCTAACCCACTAAGCTCTCCAATGAGTTGCTTATACGATTCCATATCTTTCGGGGAACCGTGCAGGATAGCATCCTGTGTTAATTCTATGCGTCCTTGTATACTCTTTAATAACAAATATGCAAAGGTCGTTGGGTCTGCCATTAATAACTACCGCTAAATTTCTTTCCTTTAACCGCTCCGCCTTTAGCGTACTTTATAGGGCCGCGTTCAGTAAAGCCCATTCCGCCTTGTCTGTAACCCAGATCATCTTTACTTTCGTCATCTTCTATTTCGTCAGTTGATGAACCTACATAATCAATGCTGCCTGGGCCGCTTTCTCCGTAAACCGTTGTAAAGCCTCTTGTTATGCCTTCGTCTTTTGTAGTTTGTTTTTCAATAACATTGTACCCATCGGTTTCTCCATCACCGTCCCTGTCAACTGGAACAACGGTTCCATCAACTGATCTAGCATATTCGTCTGCTTCAGACCGTTTTGTATATGTTACACCTTCAGGCATCAGAATGTTCCTTTTCCGCCGTTATTATTAAAATGACGAGCACGAACCTGGTTCTCAGTACTCTTGATCAAAGTACTATCTTCTGAATGCTCTTCCTTGTTCCGCATCAGGGGTTTCATTGACCCTATGCTTATAACCATAACTGAACCGCCTTTTTTATAACCGGCCATGTCATTCATCATACTTGCTTTATTCATAAGACCACCCGCTTCCTTTCTGGACATATCCATTTGATCAGACATTTGATCAATCATACCGCCATCCCTATACCCAGATTTCATCTTTGCATACGCTTTAGGGCTAACAGTGCTTTTACTTTTAGGACGAGATGTTCCCGCCTTTTTACGCTTGTTTATATTCTCAACTAAAGACATTAGCATTTCCACCTTTTTCTGGCCTGTCTTAAACGGCTATTTGGATCTTTAGCCGCTTTTGGAAACTTTTTCATCTGACCAGCGGATCGAGCGCAGTAGGACTTTCTGCGTTTAGCCGCCTTGCTTCCTTTTTTAACCTTACCCGTAACCGCTGTTTTAAGCTTAGAACCAGGGTTCGCTCTACGATGAGCAGCAACACCTTTCTTCGTCATTCCAGCACCTTTGCTGGTTTTGCGGTAGTTGGCGCCTTTACCCTTGGTAGTGCGTCTTATGGGCTTTTCGCGTTTCCTAGCCATTTTGTTTCACGTGAAACATTACTGTTTCTCACTATACAAGTTGTCAAAGGTTACAGATGGGTCCATGTAGCTTCCATCTGATTCTGCACTATGTGTCCACTGACTAGGCTTAAAGTCAGGAGCACCTTCGCCTGTTTCCCACAAGGCTGGACTTGTTGTCCTAACCCTGTTGTTTGGTAATGCTATAATGTTTCCTGTCCATTTGCCAGCATCAGTAATCTCAATAACATGACTTTGTTTGTGCTGCGCGGGGTCATCCGCTATATCTGACCCTGTATAATCAACAGTAAACATATATTTACCCGTATAAAACTCACCATCAATTTTACAAATCCAAAGGCTAGAACTCGTTCTATCATACTGTATGACAGAATGATCTCTGGAACTGCAATCCCAAGGTTGCGCGTGGTGCGTTACCATTCTTTCTGGCCATTCCTCCAACGGAGTGTCTGCTACAAGGGCTGTAATCGGCATTCTAGCCCACATAGCTCCTCCGTGAACATTTTCCTCTTCCGTACCATCGCTTTCACAACCAGTAAAAATAAGCTGAAAGCTTAAACAACGATCTGGAATTGTGTTAACCGCAATCGCCATAGCATGAAGATACTCTCCATGATATTTCTCGTGGTTATGCGTAAACTCTCGTCGCACCCAGCAATGAAAATGCGGGATGTTGCTTTGCAAATAAGGCATTAATAATGCTTAACACCACCTCGAGCATAACCTTTTTTCTTCATCGCGCCACCACGGGCATAACCCTTTTTCTTCATCATACCGCCACCCATCATTTTCTTGCGACGAGTACCGCCTTTTTTCTTCATAGCCATTTTCTTCCCTCCAGTTAACTGTTTATGAATTTGTGCGCGAGGTATTGCCATTATTCCCCTCTACCAGCCGTTCCTTGTTGGATACGCTCACGATTGACCTCTGCACGTAACAAGGCAATGTCTTCTTGGGAATCAATCTTCTCTGCGGCCATTTCTTCCTTAGATTCCTCTTTTGCCATG